GAAACAAGGCATCGTAAAAGCGTATTGGATGACATACCCAGAAGTTGATATATTCACATATACAGATTTATCTGATGATGAATACACCTACCTGATCGAAGACGATAGCGTGACAGTGCTAGAGCATAGCGTGGAAATGACTATTGAGATGGACGCGATGGGCATGGAAATGGAAATGCCTATTCACAGCGCAAAAATCAGCAGGCGAAAAGAAGCTGGAGAATTGTGCATTGAAAGTGTGCCACCAGAGGAATTTTTTATTAGCCGTGACGCACGCACATTAAAAGATGCATATGTGGTGGCTCATAGAACAGAAATGAGAGCTGGCGACGCAATAGCGATGGGTTTTGATCCAGACGAAATTTTAGGTTTAGATAGCTTCGAGGGTGGCGGCGATACATCATCTAGTGAGGAATTTGCTAGACGTGGATATGACACTGATTTTAGTGATGAAGATCCAGCAGACCCAGCAATGAAAAACGTGACAATTACCCAAGCATATATGCGTATTGATGCGGACGGAACTGGCGTACCAATTTTACACAAAATAACCTGTGGTGGCACAAAGTATAAAGTGCTGGATTTAGAGCCATGTGATGAATGCCCATTTGCTAAGTTTGAGATAGATCCAGAGCCACACACTTTCTATGGCAGATCCTTAGCTGAGATAGTTATGGACGATCAGGATGCGGCAACATCAGTTTTACGAGGCATATTGGATAACGTCGCAATGACAAACAATCCGCGTATGGCAGTGACATCTGGCGTTAATATCGATGATTTACTGAATAACGAAATTGGCTCAATCGTGCGTATGCAACAAATGGGTCAGGTTCAAGATTTATCAGTGCCATTCCACGCTGGGCAGACATTAAGTGCATTAACTTACTTAGATGGGCTTGTAGAGAGCAAAACAGGCGTCTCCAGAGCCTCTATGGGGCTAGACCCAGATGCAATGCAGTCTACTACTAAAGCGGCTGTGCAGGCCACAATACAGGCTGGAGCTGGTCAAACCGAAGTAATGGTGAGAAACCTAGCCGATGGCATGAAAGACCTATTTGGCCTTATGTTGCGCCTAACCCACAAGAATATTGATGAAGAGCAGATGATGCGTATGAACGGCTCGTTTGTGCCAGTAGATCCGCGTATCTGGGATGGCTCAATGGACGTGATGATAAACGTCGGATTAGGAACTGGCAGGGAAGAGGAAAAGGCAATTGCCCTTAACCAAGCCCTACAAATGCAACAATTTGTATATCAGACATATGGCAGTCAAAATGGTCTAGTGTCGATGACCAATATTCGCAATACATTAGCTGATCAATTGGCAGTTGCAGGAATACGAAATGCCGACAGGTATTTTGCGCCAATTACTGAAGAAATCGAAATGCAAATGCTACAGCAACAGCAGGCGGCACAAGAGGCTCAGGGACAACCACAAGATCCAAACGCCGCATTCTTGCAGGCAGAGCAAATGAAGGTACAAGCTAAGATGCAAGCTGACGCCGCTAAGTTGCAAGTGGATATGGCGAAGAATGCTCAGGCAGATGACTTGAAACGCGATCAAATGGCGCAAGATTTACTTGTAGACGCCGCCAAGATTTATGGTGAATATGGCACTAAAGTTGACGTTGCCAGAGTAAAATCAGAGCAGGATAAAAACCGCATGATTGGTGGCATTGCACAAGGAAATATGTCATAATGGCTCAAGTTATAAGATTAGAAGCTGAAGAGGCCAGACGTTTAAAAAACGATACTGCTTTTCAGAAATTTGTAGAGAATGTTCGTGAAGATCAAATGAAGATCTTTGCAGAAAGTAGTGCATCAGACGTTGATGCGCGTGAGGAAGCTCATTCAATAGTGAGGGCTTTAAACGAAATCGAAATTACACTCGACGCCGCAATATCGGCAGAGGTAATTCTTGATAAACAAAGGAAGTAGCACCGATGAATTCGACTACACTAGACGAAGCTGTAGACAGCATGATCGTATCACCTGACGCGGAAAAAGATCAGGAAGAAAATTTGAACGAAGCTCCAGAGCAAGTGGAAGCAGTTAGCGACGGCGAAGCTGAAGAAATGGAAGCTGTAGACGAGGGTTCAGATGACGCTGAAGAGCTATCCAGCGAGGATGATAGCGAAATCGACTACGAAGAAACAGAGGCTGATGACACTGAGCCTGACCAAGAAAGAATGATCGAAGTCACAGTAGACGGAGAGAAGCAGTATTGGACAGAGGCTGAGTTACAACGTGATGCGGCTGGTCAGAAGGCGATTAACAAAAGGTTTCAAGAAATAGCCCAAGTGCGAAAGCAGTTTGAGCAGAAGGAAGCCGAAATAGCGAAGCGAGAAGCGCAAGCTCTTGGTCTAGCAAATCAGATACAAAATGGATCGTTGGTAGCACCTACGCCCCCTAGCTCTGAACTTTTTGAAAGTGATCCAATCGGATACATGGAACAAAAAATGAAGTACGACGAGGCGAAGACTGCATATGATCAGTCAATGTATCAGGTTCAAACTTTACAACAGCAACAACAGCAAGCTCAGGCGCAGGCGCATCAGTCGTATCTGCAAGAGCAGGCCGAGGTGCTTAGAAAACGTATTCCAGAAATTGCAGATCCTGTTAAGGGTGAAGCATTAAAACAATCGCTGGTTCAAACTGGTGTGGCTTACGGATTTACTGAGGACGAAATGTCTATGGTAACTGACGCGAGATACATCGAGGCATTGAATGATGCGAGGAAATATCGGGAATTGAAATCTAAGCGTAAGGCTACGCAGACAAAAGGCGAGAAAGCTCGTCCTGTCGTTAAGGCTGGCGTAAAGAAGCGAAAATCAACTAGCGTTCAAGCGGAGCAACAAAAGGCGCAACAGCGCTTAATGAAAACAGGTTCAATCGATGATGCATTGAGCCTGATGTTAAACAATGATTAACATTAAGTTAGTCTTCTAGTCTTTGAAAGGACAAACCCATGGCTCAGCCTAGTAATCTGTACGATTCGTACGATAATGCAAATTCAATAAGGGAAGATGTGCAATCAATTATATACAACATTGCTCCTGACGAAACCCCCTTTTTGAGTGCATGTAAAAAAACAACTGCAAAGTCAACTTTGCATGAATGGTCAACAGACACGCTAAGAGCGTCTGCGGCTAACGCTCACATCGAGGGTGATGACACAACTGCATCTGCGGTTGCTGGTGTTACTCGCCTTAACAATAGAACTCAAATTTTTAAAGACGCCATAATTATCAGTGATACTGATGAAGGTCTTTCAAAAATAGCTAAAGATAAGGAAATGGCTTACCAAATCCTCAAAGCTGGGAAAACCATGAAATTGGATATTGAAAAGGCTCTTTTCGATAACAATGCTAAAGTGGCTGGTTCTGCAACTGCGGCTCGTGAGCTTGCTGGTGCGCCAACATGGTTAACATCGAACACTGTCAAAGGTTCTGGCGGCGCAGATGCTAATGGTACAGGTTCAAATGCTCGTACTGATGGTTCACAAACAGTATTCACTCAAGCTAAGTTTGATACAGTAATGCAGAGCGTTTGGGAAAATGGCGGAACAGGTTCAAAGACTGCATATTTGTCAGCATTTAATATGACAAAATGTCTTGGATTTGCTGGTAACAACAACCAACGTGCAAACGTGGTTGGCGCTGATGAGCGTGTTATCAATTCAATCAGCATATATTTAACCCCTTGGGGCGAAATATCGCTGAAGCCCACGAGGGAGAACAGATCGCGAGATGTCTTCCTGATGCAAAGCGACACATGGCAAGTGGCTACGCTACGTCCAATGAAAAATGTTGAACTAAGTAAGACAGGGGATAATTCGAAAAGACAATTAACCACTGAACTCACATTGGTATGTACTTCAGAAGCGGCAAACGGCATGGTTGCAGATTGCACAACTTCATAAACTAACTATAGTAAGGGGGGGAAACCCCCCTTATTTATTAATAGGAGTAATTTATGGCAAAACCAAGAGCTGGCAAAGCAAAAGTAAAAGTAGTTAAGGGAAGAAAAATTAGCTACGGACAAGCTGGCCTAGCGAGTGATGGTAAGCCGAGAGTAAGAGCTGGCACAAAAAAGGGTGACGCATATTGCGCTCGATCTGCTGGTCAAAAGAAGAGATCTCCGAAGGCGGCTAAAAATCCAAATAGCCCATTGAATTTATCACGCAAACGCTGGAAATGTTCTGGCACTAAATCGAAGAGAACATAAGATGACAAGCTCAAAAATAGGCGAAAAAATTGAAATATCTGACAATGGCGAAATTAACATAAAGCGCACGTTTGATGGTAGCCAAATGATGCGTGACGCTGAATACGCTCGTCAAAATGCAGATAATAGCTTTGGCTCAGATCATAAGCTAATTGCACAAGTTGATGCGGCTTTGATTGGCGTCTGGCTTAAAGAGGCTGGCGTGAGCTGGAGTGACACAGAGGCGGCTAATCAAGTCGTTAAACGAAAATTAACATCTGGCGAATTTGCGGATCTGAGAGTATGGCAGGGCAAATACTAATGGAAATGGCAGACCTATGGAGTGGCACGCTCACATTCGCATTGGCGTTTGTGGGTTTTGTTTTACGCGGATATGTTTTAGAGTTGAACAGATTACAAATTCTGTTGAACAGAACGCGAGAGGAATATGTGACCAAAGTTGATAGCAGTGCGTCAATGAATAGATTGTTCAGCAGGCTCGACGCAATAGACGCTAAAATGGATCGTATATTAGAACGGAAGTAAAATGCTACGTTTCTTTATAGTAAGTTTTTTTATTATTTTTAGCAGTTTTGTTTATGCTGAAGATGACACAATAAATACGAATACTAATATAAATTCCAGTGGGTCTATGGATACGACTATACAAAGCCCACCACCATCGGCAATCTCACCACAAGTCAGCACAAGCGGATCTGATTTGTGCGTCGTGGGGATCTCAGGCGCAGTGCAGACGCAGATATTAGGTATCTCTGGCGGCAAAACTGTGAAGGACTTAAACTGTGAGCGTATTAGGGCAAGTAAACTACTGAGCGATTTAGGAATGCGTGTGGCTAGTGTGTCACTGCTCTGCGCCGATGATAGGGTCAAAGAGGCCATGAAAAACGCTGGAACGCCCTGTCCAATAAATGGTAAAATAGGCGATGAGGCCAGACTTGAATGGGAGATGAAAGCTGTGGAGGCGCGTATTAGCGAAGATCAGAAAAATCTAGTAGAAAGGCTGTTTGATGAACAAGCTGAAACAAAAGTTGGGCTGGGTGTCATCATTGGCACTTTGTTTATGTTACTCTTACTCTAACGCCGATCCATACAGTTACTGGGCGAGTACGAATGCCGCCAAAAATGGATTGAGCTGGAGTATGTCATCTGTCTTACCATCGATTGGTGGCGTCGATATAAATGGCCTGATCTACAGATACACTACAGAAAAAGAAACAGACGCAGATATGAAGGTTACAGTCGGTAATCTAAACTTTGGCGGCGATGGTTACTTGTTTAAAGAAACTGATGACTGGTCTGGTGTGCCGTCTAATACAATAACTAAGTCATTTCCATTAAATAACATTCCATTAGAGAAATGGGGCGATGGGTCAATCACAGTTGAGGGTGAGGGTACTGTTAAAGATGCTACAGTTGTATATACATTCCGCGTTGATGAATGTTATGACCCACAGCTTAATCCAAGTTGCGCTGGGTATAAGAAGCCCATTCCAGAGATACCAGAGGTTGAGGTTTATAATGCATTGGAAGATGACGCAGTTGTAGACGCAATTAAAGAGGAAGAATACGAATACCCAGATGAGGCTAAAATCCCAGAAGATGATGAGGACGATGAAAAGCCAACAAAGATTGAGCTGGGTCTGATGTCTGCTGAGAATGCATTGACTATGTTTCAAGATTATAATCAAAACGAGCTTATTAACATGATCAACAACCAAACCAATTTGCAATCATACTATGATCTTGCTCTAAATGGTGGTATATACAAAGATAAGTATCAGCTAAGTCAAAACCAAATGCCAGATAATAAGAAGGCGTTGCGTAATAATTTAGCACAACAACTAAAGCATGAA